GGGGGAGGGGGTGTTGACGATTGGGGGTACGGGGGTCAATGGGTCCCATGCCCACCTCCAGGACGGACGCTATGGGCATCAAAAAAGACACTATACGGACGCTATGGGCATTAAAATTTCTCACATTTTGATATTGAGAGCTCAAAAAAAAATCTGACCCCTAGTGGCACAAAAAAAGTGACCTCATAGTTATTATTGACAATGGTGGGATGAATTATTAGATTTGCGTGTGAAGCTTTGAGATAGTACACCGCGGCGTGGAGCAACTGGAAGCTCGCAGGACCCATAATCCTGAGGTTGGGGGTTCAAATCCCTCCGCCGCAACGAGGGGAGGATGGAGGAGGCGGATTTTTCGGATATTAGGAACGGTTATAGCGATAGTAGCGGCGGTATTGGTGTGGGTATTAGCATTGGTGGGGTTGTTGCATATTTTAGGAAGGGTAGATTAAAGATGCCGGCAAAGAGTGAGAAGCATCAGGGTGGTAATGGCGATAGCGTTGCATCACCGGCGAGAAGTTGAAGATGAAGAACCGCGAGCTCTTGAGAATGAATTAGGAGCAGTTGCGGGAATTTGCGATGAAGCGTTCAATAGTCCATCGGGCGAGAGTCCGAAGGCAGAAAGGATAGGATATGAAGAAGCGGAAGTATTTACTGATTTTAGTGGGGGTGGTAGTGGGGCTAGTGGCATTGGGTGCGACGAACTGGAAGGGGATTTCACCGGCCAGGGACGGGGTATCGAAGTACACGACGACGTTTGCGAACAGTCAGAGGGATACCTTGACGTTCAGGCGGGATGATGCGATTGCGGGGCTGGCGTTTGGGCTGCATATTAAGGACACGATGTCGATCTCGGAGATTTATGTAAGAAGGATCATAGGTGGCGAGTTCACATCGGATTCGACGAGATTATCGGGGGCGATCACCAATACGGGTACGACGCCTGGGTATCAGGGGACGCAAGCTAATCCTAGCTACGCTTCGACGTACAGCATTACGTTGGCGCCCTTATGTGATACGTACGTATTTATTGTTGTATATGCGGGCTCGGCAAATGGGGTCACGAACCCGGCCGTAGATTACTTTGTGAATGTGCAGAACTATGAGCGGTAAGGTAATCTCGATCGCCGGGAACGGGAAAGCGGTTAATGTACCGTTCATAAATCGTTCGTTAGAAATGAGAGAGGGTATGTCGCTTCATTATTGGAGCGATAAGGATAATAGCCTGATCTCATCGACACTTCGCTACGGTTGGGGGATCATGATAAATGGCGTTTGGTTCTGGAGGAATTTTACCAGCTTGCCCAACACACCTGAAAACAATGTCTCCGAAGACAGCCTGAAAAAACTCGCCATAGCCGATACCCAAAGTTGGTTCGCGGGGAGTATTGAACGATTGACGAGCTTCCTGTGAGCTTAGTAGACGCAGATCATATCGTCGGGGCGAGAGAGAGGCATGGAGCGCATTATTTTACGCAGGTGAGAAAGCACGATGGGAAACACGTCCCGGGGATGAGGTTCAGATATAGCGACCCTACCCCAAAGGATAGAATCTGCCAAAACTGCTTCCGAACCCCGTTCGATCAAACGGCTGAAAAGTGCGTCCGCTGTGGAGGTGAGATTGGCCCGCCCTAAAATCCCCCAAGGTATACAAGGACCTACCGTCAAGCTTGTCTATGAACCCCTGGCCAAGCAAAATCAGTTTCACGGATCCGGCGCAAAGTATAAGGTCTATGCCGGAGGTAGAGGAGCAGGAAAAACTTTGTGTGGAGCCGCAGAAGCTATCACGCTATTGACGGAGTTCCCAAGAAATTATGGCCTGATCGGAAGACTCACCATGCCGGAGTTGAAAAAGACCGCCATGAAAGAAGTGCTGGAGTTTCCCGTGTTCTATGAAGGTAAGACGATACCGTTTGTGACTTGCCCGTTGGTTAAGAAGTGGGACAAGCAAAACTCTGAAATCACGCTGGTCAATGACAGTGTCGCGTTTTTCACACATTTGGATGATGTGACTTGGAAACAAAGAGGGTTGAATCTAGGGTTCGTCTGGATCGACGAGCTCACCGAAATCAATGAAGAGGATTTTAACTGGCTCGGGAGCAATTTGAGACGCAAAGGCGTCAGAAGAGTGATCTTCGGAACCACAAATCCTGAAGGCCATGACTGGGTGTGGAAGAAGTTTATCAGTGAGAAAAATCAGGATCATTTTATCGTCACCGCGACATCGAATGAAAATCCCCACCTGCCCGATGATTATGTGGAGGATTTAAAGAAAACAATGCCGGAGGAATGGATCAAAAGATTTGTGTACTGTAATTTTGATACGTATTCGGGCCTGGTGTACTCAGAGTGGAGAGATAAAGCACCCTTCGTGTTGAAGTATCACGAAACCGATAACGATCACTATAAGTTTATCGCATTGGATTATGGATACCGGGTCCCGACCGGAGTTCTTTGGGGTGAAGTCGATAGAGCCGGAAATGTGGCGATATTTGACGAACTGTATGTGAAGGAAATGCTGATTTCTGATATTGCGAATCTGGTCAAGGCCAAAACAGGCCGGATGAAAATACAACTGCATTTGATTGATCCCTCCTGCCGCAACAGGGACGGCCGCACCGGAAGAAGCGTGATAGATGAATACAGCGATTACGGACTGAATTTTGAGAGCGCCAATAATAATGTCAACGCCGGCATCAATCATGTGAAAGAGTATTTTAAACTCAATGCTCAAGGCCAGCCAAAACTCAAAATCACCGAAAACTGCGTTCACCTTCGCCAAGAGTTGCAAATGTATAGGTGGCGGGATTTGAAAGTTGACTCCGTTGACAATCCTAAAGAGAAGCCGATAAAAAAAGACGATCACCTTTTGGACCCGCTACGTTATATTGCGAATTATCTCTATGTCACACCCTCGCTCACCAAAAAACGAAAAGACTTTGACTACAAGCGCGATATATTGAACAAACGCCGCGCTGAACAATCGAGTGAACACTGGATGGCCCAATAATGCCTAAAAAAGTAAAGTCTCCCTTAAAAGAAAAAGCTTCGCACTCACTTGATACGTCAAGGGATTTAGCGATCGAGATATTATCGCAGTACCGGGACGCAAAACTTAAAATGCAGAAAGAACGCGATCTCTGGAAGAAATGTTTTGAGTATGTCAATGCGAGAGTCGAAGGGGAAGTGGGCCAATGGCCGATGGAGGCACGTAAGAAACTCGGCGCCGAGGGAAGACCCGTAACGAGTTTTAATATGGTCAAGAAGTTTATTAACAGACTATGCGGCGCGCAGTCGGCTTTAAGACTCGACGAGCGAGTCTACCCGGAATCCGATGACGCCTCACCGATAGTCGCCGATGTGCTGGGAGATATAATCAAAAGCGTCAAGGAGAAGAACAAGGGCGATCTGCAAATAAGAAGGGGTTTTAGAGACTCGGTGATCTGCTCCGAAGGATGGGTGAAAGTCGAGTGGGGGGATGAATACAACCCCTACGGCGACGTTATCATTAAGAGCGTGTCGCCGTTCAGAGTGTTTTTACTCGGGGAAGGGGAAGAGTACGATGTTTCCAGAGACCGTAGAGGAATCCTGGAACTGATCCCGATGGATAAAGACGCCGTCAAAGCCCGTTGGCCGGATCACGACGAGGATATTGATTCGCTGGTCGATGATTGCGATAAAGACGAAATCCCCGTTGCCCTCAGTGATGATTATGGGTTCGGAATGAACGTCGCTACAGAATATGTGTAAGATAAGAAGGACAAGAAGCTATATGTCCTGCGCCGGCAAATAATCAAGTACAAAAAAGTAGACTTCATCGAAGACCCCGAGACGAAGAAACTCGACATCCTCCCGGAAGACCCGCAAGCTCGAAAAGCAGTGGAGGAAATATCGAAAGCCCTCGGGATGGAGTCGAAGATCATTACCAAGGCGGTGCGCACGGTCGAGATAGCTTATGTGGTCGGTACAATACTTCTGGAGAATAAACCCTCTCCCTATAAGCATGGGAAATTTGATCTGGTGAATTTCTTCTGCTACACCGATGATGGAATACATACCGGCGTAGCGCAGGATTTACTCGACCCGCAGGATGAAAAAAATAAGCGCCGCTCTCAAGCGATACATTTGCTGGGTACGGCGGCCAAGAACGGATATTTTGTCAAAAAAGGGTTCTTCGACGATATTGAAAAAGCGCGTGGCGAAATGGGCAAAACTGCGCCCCTAATTGAAACCAATGGAGCCGGCAATCCCAAAGAAGGGATTTCCCCGATTGAGTCAAACCTCTCAGCCGTACCGGCGCTACTGAATCTGGAATCACTTTCAAGTCTGGATATGAAGGAAATATCCGGCATGAACGACGCCTCACTTGGAATCGCACCCGAAGGAGTGAAATCGGGCCGAGGCATCATGGCCCTGCAAGCGCCGGTAGAATCTATCATAGCCGAAATACACGACAACTACCTCTACTCAAGGCAAATGGTGTTCGAACGTGTGCTGGCGCTAATTAAGCAATATTATACCGATGAACGCCGCGTAAGAGTGGTCGGGGATTATTATTCGAAAATGCAGCCGCCGGAAATCGTCGCGCAAAAAGACGAAATCAAGCAAATGCTCCAAGCCGCCGGTATGGACGAAGCAAAAGCGATCCTGCAAGCTGAAAATATGATCGAAGTCAAAGACGGCATGAAAATCCTCACAATCAATCGTCAGGTACTAGACAAAAAAATTATGGATGTGACGCAAGGAGACTACTC